GCTAATGTTATACCACTAAAGCGTGTAATAAGATCACCCCATGGTTCTAAAATGTTATGTCCTACCATATAGTGCATCCAATTTGGTGTCTTAAATAGTCCACCAAAGATTAATCCTAATCCACCGAGTAATTCACCATAAGCAACAAACCACCAAACGAGATATGATAACCCATATGATGCTGCTTCTTCTACATCAACCGGAATCTTCATCAATCCTTGTTGAATGAAAATAATCGCCAGTGGTATTCTAAACAACCAATGACTTAAACAAAAGTCAGGTAATTTTTCTAATATTTTTATTTTGCTCGCCATCTATATACTTCCTCTATACAAAAATTTCTTCCAAACTTGCATGTGTTATCACCACGACAAACCTTCTCATGTTTGCTATTTTGCCAACACTCCGAAGTCCATGCACTAACATATTTATTAACTACTCTATCCCAAGTGTCGTCAATAAACATTAGACCTATAAGTGGCAGTATCATAGTTAAAAAGATAATCCACATAAATGCTGCGCCAAAACCTTCATTATGATACGGTCTCATTTCTTATACCTCTCATTCATTTCTTTTATTCTGTCTAGGTATTCTTCTTCAAGAGCCGGATCATATTTACTTCCAGTTCCATCTGCACCCCAGTTATTGAAAGATGCAACGATAATTATTGCAACGAACGCATAACTAAGATATTTTAAAAACATAATAAAACCCTTATAGGTTTTTTCAGCTTCAGCCTGTGCGGCTGCTTTCACATCACTCATTTAACCTCCAAAAACTGTGTTATGTGTGTTATTCACACGTACAAATGTTGAGCATTTAGAAAGTGTTTTAAGTTTCTTTGCTCCAACATAGGTGCAAGCTGATCTTACACCGCTCAATATATCGATGATGGTATCTTTTACAGGTCCTTTGTAATCAACCTCTACAGTTTTACCTTCTTCACCACGATATTCTCTATGAGAAACTTTATGTCTATCCATTGCAGTATTAGATGACATACCATAAAATTTCATTTTACCATCTTTAATTTCTCCGTCACATTCATCATGACCAGCAAGCATTCCACCAATCATCACAAAATCAGCACCTCCTGCAAAAGCTTTTGCAATATCACCAGAATTATTACATCCACCATCAGCAATGATATGACCATCTAAACCATGAGCCGCATCTGCACATTCCATTACAGCGCTGAGTTGCGGATAACCTACACCAGTTTTGATTCTTGTAGTACACACCGAGCCTGGTCCTACACCGACTTTAATAATATCTGCACCAGAAAGAATCAGTTCCTGAGTCATATCTGCAGTGACCACATTACCCGCTATGATTGTTGCATCTGGACATGCATCTCTTAATTTTTTAACAGCATCAACAAAACTAATGGTATAACCATTTGCAACATCTAATCCAATAAATGCTGGACGTGTGTTATTGTAAATGTTAATTGTTTGTTCCATATCCCAATCAGCAATACCTCCCATAACACATAGTGTATTTGTGTTTTTTTCGTATGGAAGTTTCCACCAGTTATCTGAATTTGAGTTGTAATGCCTTGCGATACAAGTAACTATTTCATGTTTGCTTAGTGCTTTATGCATTTCAAATGTTCCAACAGTGTCCATATTACTTGCCATAATTGGAATGCCGGTCCATTCTTTTTTACTATTTACAAATCGATATGTTCTATCCATTTTAACATCAAACCTTGAGATCAACGTTGATCGTTTAGGTCTAATCAAAACATCAGAATAATCGAGTTTAATATCTTCTTCTATTCTCATTGGTTTACCCTATAGCTTTCATAGTATTTCCAAGCGATACTACCCATAACTAATGTAAGAAAGTCTCCAAGTATGAGACTTGTGCCTATTATATACGCAGACACTGCAATCATAAAATAATCTCTTGGTTCTAACTGTGGTTTTTTTGGAGGTTTGTTTCTGTAGTCTTTGAATTCATGAGGCATCATATTGGTAAAGAAGCTCCACCTTTCATCATATTCAAACTAACAGCTTCAGCTTTAATCTTTTCTTTTAGTATTGGACTAATAAGATTACCAATATCAGCTGTGTCTAATTCTCTATCTTGACATACATCAACTACCGCATCAATATACGGCATAGGTTTTTCTTTTATTTTTTCTTCAACAAGTTTTGCAAATCGCTTCTTTGTAAGTACTTCCATTATTTTTCCCATCTATAAAATATATGTGTTTCAATTCGTGTAGTACGAGTTTTTTGAGATGCCCAAGCTGGTCTAACATATGTTGCATGATAATGAGTTGCACCTTCTGTTACATCTAAAATTCTATATGACATAACCATCCTTGCATATTCAACTGCTTTCCACCAAGCCTTTTGATCTCTAGCCTCATCGGACTTCCCATCACAAAACCAACTGAATTGGCATTTGTGTCTTATTGGTATTCTTTTATTGGGATCTTTCCATGATGGTCTTGTTGGACCTTGGTAGACAACTTCACATACAGTATTTGGAAACCTATGATCACGAACTCGATTCATTGTAACCAAGCCAACGGCGACTTGACCAACAAACGATTGGTTTTTTGCTTCATGATATATGTTTAATGCCATACAGTGTGTTTCATCAACATATGCTTGCGCATACAGTGGGCTATACAATGCAATAAGAGTACCTATTGCAATTACTTTATTTAAGAATTTCATATTGTTCTCAATAGTAGTGTATCTTTATTTATTCTTGGAGCAGGTTTACGAGTTTTAGTTGTAAGACCTTTCCATGCCACATCGATTTGTTTAATAGTTTTATTAATAATCGTTGGGATAAAGTCATCAGGCTTTCTTAATGTTACACATCTTGAAATATCAATATCAACATCTTTTAATGTTGAACCACTAACCTGAAAACCTTTTGGTGAAGAGGTTACATACTCTGTAAGAATTTTATTCTTTACATTGAATGTATAGAGCCTCGTAGCTCCGGGAATAGAAGTGGCTGCCACGGATACGAGCTTATAGTTCTTATCCTCTTTCAAGTATGACAATCGAGCTACCTGCTTGTCAGCAGTGCGAGTCTTTGGAAGTTTGGTCTTACGCCTTGCCTTTGCTGCGGACTTGACTTTATCAAGATCGGCAAGCATGGCTTCACAATGTTTGATACGTCTATTGATTTCTGTTCTTTTTAAATGAGAATAACCTTCAACAGCCTGCTCACATCTTTTGTGATATGCATCTGTATAATCTAAAAGCCATCCTTCAATAACATCTTTACATGGTTGTACTGCTGCTCCAGTAAGACCATGAAATTGAAAACGTTGGTAGAGATCGAGCTCAGGTTTTTCACCTTCAATCCACGAATCTTGTAAATCTTCGAGCTCCATCAATACCGTTTTATTAATCTTAATACGTAATCTTTCTTGTGGAGAAAGAACGATTACATTAGATTTTTCTTTAGCCTTTTCTTTTTTATCTTTGAGGATCTCCTTTCCTGTTGAAATTAATTCATCGAATCGAGATTTTAGGCTATCTCTATAGCTTAGTTGATTTTCCTCAAATTGACCCCCTTGGTCTACGTACCAGATAGTAGCCGCTCGGTGCGTGTAAGCTGTGAAATGATACTCAGGATTTGCTAGAATAGCGGCAGCATCTGATTTGTTATAGGTCTTTTTGACCCAGTCCTTACAGATACTTGTAAGTGTTTTCTTATCAACATCCATGTGAAAATGTGAAAGAACATGAACAAAACCTTTTGTTGGATCAACCGCGGCTAGGCCTGTCCTAGGTCTTGCTTTAATTTTTTTCTTACGTGCCACCATCTAACTTCTCCTTTGTTGTTGTTGGGATCTTACCGATTTTTTCCAAAACGAACCTCTTAATTGAGGCAACCCATAGTTGTGGTCCATCACTTCTTGTGAGGGCTGACAAAACCCACCTACTTTTATTTGAATCGCTGTAGGCTTAACCATGTTTATACTCATCCGATTATTCATTATGTATACATTCTACCATATAACGCGGTAAATGTACACAACTAATTTCAGTTGAATGCATTTTTTTTCTTGGCTGTGACAAATATATCACTATTCGTGTTCTCCACCAGGATCGTTATCATCTAACTTTACCTTTTTACCATTGACATATAAATTCTGTCTTGCTCTTGGGTAGCTATGATATCCGTTTCCTTTTAAGAAAAATCCAGGCTTTCTCTTTGCTGTTTCAAATGTGGCGACTGTTATTGCAATTGCTGCAAGTATAATACAATGTAAAAGTGCTGAAGCTCCAAACATAGCGTATCCTCCAACCCATGAAGAAAATGCACCACACCAAGTCCACGCTAAACATTGCATAATCATATGCCGTGTTTGCGTATGAGGAATATGTCGCAATGGATTCTTTTCAGAATTCATTACGGCTTCCCATCTTTCATAAACCCATTGTTGCATTATGGATACGCGAATTTTGTTACGTTATCAACTCTAAATGATCTCCAATCTTGTTTATCTATATCGAAAACTTTGATAACACCGATTGTTGCTTGTACGCCTTGATCATCATCTCTAGGTTTCTTATCGTCAGGAATAAGATCTTCTTTGAGAGTGCATTGCATATCTCTTTCTTCTCCATTCACTTTAATAAACCTAACTTGACAAACTTGTTGCCTAAGCATGTCCACCATTTCATTACGTGGGTAGTGTGGGTTTCCTGTCATTATGATCTCCTCATTTTTGAATAATCTTCTGGTTTATCACCTCGGCCGACCGGGACGAGGTTTGATTTGTGCATTGTGGCAATACCGACGATGTAGTCTCCTGAATATTTAACTTGAGATTTCTTGGCCGTGGAGCCACATATCCTGTCCGACGTTGGGAGTGACGGACGTGATTCTGTATAGTTTGGAATACTGTAACCACTGTGTTTCTCCTTATTCTTAAGTTGATCAGGATGTACACCCATAGAACGCAACCATGCGTCATGTTGTTTTTGAGCTTTTTCCCAACCGGGTTGTTTTTTAACTTTACGCTTCTTTGTATTGAGGGAAGACATACCTCTCACTAAATGCATAGTCATTTATTTCTTATCCTTAAAGTAAGTAGTGTATATGTAATCTAGCTTTCCAAGTTCAGGATGTACTCTTATCCACATGCCTGTGTCAGGTTGAAAATGTTTTTTGAAAAAATTATCCAGCTTAAGATTACCAGTTTTTTCTTCAGGCTTTATTTTAAGAGCCAACTCATCAAATTCAGCATCGCTCATGATTTGATCATCTTTGAACTCATAAGCGTATGCTGCTATTGATAACCTGATTCGGTTTCTTATTTCAGGATTAATCCCAGTCATTGTCATACCGAGTAGTATTCCTGAATGTTTCGCCGTAGTATTCATTGGCGTAAGAAGAAGCATCTGTCCAATGATTCCAATTTTCGGTGCGTTCTTCACCTTCATTGTCCATTTCAGCCATAAGACGTGCTTCACGTTCCATTTTGGCTTTGAACCTTTTGTGAGCTTCTTTAATCATTTGTAATCTTTCTTCTTTAGTTTGCATGTGCAATCTCCATCTATGTTTATTTAATAATATAATCTACCACATTTCACAGCAAATGTAAACAAAAAAATGCAGCCTAGCTGCACTTTTTTTCTAGGGTGTGACATTTTTGTCACAGTTACTTTCCTGTTGCTGATGGAATTTTATCTGAAAGATCGGCAAAATTTGCTTCAAGATTTACTTGAGTTGCGCCTATCATTTTTGCCATTGATTGAATATCGTCAACTAAAAATTGACATTTAGTTTTATCATAATTTCCTGAGGTTTTATATCTTTCACGATGAAGCATCAATGCTTTTTCTTTTAAGACTGATATTTTTTCATAAAGTTCTTCAACCGTTTTCATATTACCTCCATTT